GGCCACGTCCGCCAGGCCCTGGCCGGCACTCTCGGCCTGCGCTCTGATCGACCCTGAAACCGTGGCGCGATCTTGGCCGGTAAGACTGGGCGGTCTTCCAATCCGCCTCCAGGGGGTCACCCCCCACCCCCCTCGGGGCTGTGCTACCCTCGCGCGCCCCGCTGCGCTGCCCGCTCGCGGCTCATCTCCCAGGCCATGCGGGAACGGCCAGCGCGCCCCGGAAAGCCTCTGAGAACGGCTCTCAGAGGCACGGGAAACGTGCTCTGACCTGCGAGGCTTGACAGGAGCTGTGCAAGTGGTGCAGTCTTTGGCTCGTCGCCACAACGGGACGCAACGCAGGCCGCAAGGCAAGCGAGGCAGACCAGACAGCGACACTTGCACAACCGAGCGAAAGCCTGTAAGGTCGAGCTCAGCAAGGCAGCACAGCGGGTGGGTGAACCGGGATGTCGATGGTCCGGGGAACGGTTACCGAGTGGCGAACAGCGGCTCACCTGCACAGCACATGCCGAGCACAGCACAACTTGCACAACCCGAAGCGAGTGTGATACTGTCGCTTCAGCAACACAGCAAGACACGAACTTGGTACGACGCACCGCTCGCGGTGTAGACGGTGACTGAGAGCGTGGATGAGCAGAGCGTGAGGGTCGGGTATCCGACGCAGTCCGATCGCCGAGTGACTCCGCTCCTCCAGCGAACGTTGGGGTACAGTGCCCCGCCTGTCAGGCCATCTGAGGCGCAGGCCCGGAGTTGTGGGATGCCACACGATTCCGGGGTGTCGGATGGTAGGTAGGTGGGATCCAGGGCCCAACTGTCCTCCCCGGACAGTCCGGAAACGGAACGCGCCGAACGGCGCGGGACACAGTCCGGAAGGAAGCAAGCGGGGAGGGCAGGCAGTACCGGTCCCGCAAGGGACCGGGGGAGTGCCGGTACGGGCTCCCACAAAGCCCCCTCGGGACCGCTCGCCAGTATGGGAGCGGGGCCCGTGCAGCGAACGCCAAGGGGGCGCAAGGTCCCTCCCGAACGGGAGGTTGACCGACACCGCAAGGTGTGATACTGTAACAACAGAACGAACGGAGCGCATGATGCACTACTGCTCGGACGGCGAGATCGCCACTCACTCCTACGCCACCGCCGGTGGACGTACCGCTTACCTCTGCGCCTACTGCGCCAAGAACTTCGGGTACCCGCAGTACCTGGTCGAGCTCGGCCGTAAGAGCTGGCGCAAGGAGTACGGCTACCTGATCAGCGCGTTCGACGGGTCCGGCCTGGGCGACCCGGTCTCGGACGTCTGGCCCTTCGAGGGCGACCACGCCGAAGAGTGGCTGACAGTCCTCGGGTGCGAGGACCAGTACCTGCTCGCCGATGCGGCATGGGAGCCCTACCGGGCCCACCAGTCCATCTCCACCCTGACGTACGAAGCGACCAGGGTCACCGTTCTGCCACTTGTGCAAGTGTGACAAGTGTGAGAGTGTAGCGACATCAACAAGGCGAAACCCCGAAAGGGGTCCGGCCAGGTGGTTCCTGGTCGCTGATGAGCCAGCCTGCTCGAATCGAGGGAGACATCATGAGCATCCAGCTCCGCAAGGGTGAGTCCGTGAACCTGAACCAGCTCGCTCGCCAGACGCCCCAGGAGAGCGTCCTGAAGGGCCTGCTCCGCAACGACCTTCGTGCCCTGGCTGCCCGGTTCGGTGGCCGGTGAGAAGGACGAGCTGAAGGCGAAACCCCTTCGGGGGTCCGGCCGGCTGGTAGCCGACCGCTGATGAGCCAGCCTGCTCAATTCCAAGGAGTCACTGTGACGACATACGTGCACCCTGCCTCATGGCACGAGTACACCGCCGCCCTTGACTGGGCGAGGACGGGTAACCAGCGCATCGCCGATGCGACCAGCGAGCCCCGCGAGATGCCTCGCGGTGCGAGGTACTACCTCACGAACGACTTCCAGTCCGGGTTCGGAGTGGCCAGCGACGGCACGCTGATCGGTCTGTTCTCGACGGTCAAGGGCCGCGGTACGGACCTGGTGTGGGACGCGGTGACGCACAAGGGTGCGAGCAAGCTGGACTGCTTCGACGGGTTCCTGCCCGACTACTACAAGCAGTTCGGGTTCGTCGAGACGGAGCGCGTCGCGAACTGGACGGCAGGTGAGCCGGACGTAGTGTTCATGGCGCTGTGAGTGTGCAACCTGCGCAAGCTGTGATACTGTCACAACATCGAAAGGGGAGAGCGAGTGAGCAAGATCCAGGAACTGCTCCGGGCGGCAGCCGGGGGAGCGGTCATCGAGTGCAAGGTGCGGCCCGCGGAAGGGATGCGGGTGGTGTTCAGCCCCCGTGAGGATCTGGGTCGAGACCCGCTGCCCTGGCTCCTGGAGGGCGAGAAGCACGACTGGGCGCGCTACCGGAGTCGAGAGGTAGGGGCGCGCTGAAGGCGAAACGCCGCGAGGCGTCCGGCCAGGTGGTTCCTGGTCGCTGATGAGCCAACCCAAGAGGAGCGCGACATGGACGGATACAGCATCACCCCGGAGTACAGCGTCGAGGAGCTGGCCGAGTTGCTGGCCGAGCTGGAGTACGTCGAGCGGAGAAGGGTCCTGGAGCTGGCCGACAAGGTCGCGGCATCGCACTACGAGTAGCAAGGCGAAACGCCCTCGGGCGTCTGGCCGGGTGGTACCCGGTCACTGATGAGCCAACCAAGCACGGCATCCACCAGTTACCGAGGCTGAAAGGCCCCACATGCAGATCACCATGCACCACCAAGTCACGCGTTCCCTCCGTGGATACCGCGACTGCTGCAACTGGGAGGTCGCTTTCTTCAGGCGGCAACCCTGAGCGGTGCACTGCAACACCTCACATGCGGCTCCTGGTCGGCCTCGGTCGGCCGGGACGGTGTGAACTCCTTGTGAAACACCCGGTCAACTGCCCTCAGAGGGCTGGGTGTCGGCCAGGCGCGGCGGCCTGGTCCTGATGAGCAGCCACTACCGAGAGACGAGAACATGATCCCGATCAAGCCCGACGCCAAGACCCGTGAGCAGTACGTCCGGAACATCGTCGACACCTGGCTGGATGCGTCCGCGGAGCAGGAGTTGCAGGGGCGCGACTGGTACCCGAGTGCGCACCGCCTGGCCGAGCAGATGGCGGAGGGCGATGCCCGGATCGGCGCCGGCCTGCTGGCTGCGCTGTCCCCTCAGACGGCGTGGTGGTTGAACGTCGAGCTGGCCACGGAGGCTTACGAGACGGGCACCCCGGCCAGGCACCTGGGAGACGCGCTGGCCAAGGCGTCGAAGATCCTGGCGGGTGCCGACCCGGCCGAGGTGCTGCCCATGGATCGCAAGACCGGCCACTTCTACCGCTGCATCTTCGACCCGACCGACGCGGACGCTGTCTGCATCGACAGGCACGCACACGACATCGCGGTCGGCGAGGAGTACGGCGCCCGTGACCGGGGCCTGGGTGCCAAGGGACGGTACGCCCTGATCGCGCACTGCTACCGGGAGGCTGCCCAGCGCCTGGGTGAACTCCCCTCGGTGGTCCAGGCAGTGACCTGGGTGGTCTGGAGAGACAAGCTGGTCGGCACGTCTACGAGGGGAACCATGTTCGCTACTGCGGCGTAAGTGTGCAAGTGACGCAAGCCGAAACCGTCGAGAGGCGGTCGGGGTGGGGTGGCTCCCGCTCCCTGATGATGGCAGCCATGAATGTGAAGGTGTGACAGCGATGATCCCGAGCAACGTAGTGCGGTGCCAGGTCGACAACGGCCCGATCCTCTACCCGGCCAAGCCCGGCGTCTCCTACAAGTGCGAGACCTGCGGGGGAGGGCTGAAGCCCGGACAGTCCTCGGGTGTCGGCGAGTACTGGACCGAGAGCTACGGCTACCTCTGCGAGACGGAGGTGGTGGAGGACGAGCGCGACACCGAGGAGGAGCTCAGCGATGTGTACTCCGCGCTCGGCACCTTCGCGAGCATCCTCGGTGACCCGATGACGGCATCGGGAGTGGGCGGTCACTTCACCTGCTCCGAGGCGAACGAGCTGGTCCGTGCGCTGATGGTCGGTGATCACAAGCACGCGGCCATGACCTTCCTGGAGGGCCATGCACGCGGTGACTACGACGTGGACGACGAGCACGGAGACGTCCTCGACTACGAGGCGTACGTCCTGGAGCTCGCCGGACAGCCGGTACCGACGCTGATCGAGGGGCCCGAGGGCAAGGCCGAGGTGGTGACCGAGGGCACGGTCGTGAAGCACGAGCTGGAGGTGGTCACGACCGAGGAGCTGATCGTCCTGCTGAACCTGCACTGACAAGGCGAAACCCCTTCGGGGGTCCGGGGTGGGTGGCATCCCCCCGCTGATGAGCCTGCCGCACGTGATCGGAGAACCACAGTGACCCCCAAGTTCCGCACCCACGACCTGAACGTCCGCGACTCGAAGCGCACGGACAAGGCGACCACCCTGGCCCGCAAGGCAGTCCGTCAGAACAAGTACGAGGGCACCGAGGCCGTCGTCCGCATCGCCGCCCACGCCTGACACTCACACCAACCCGAGAGGCAAGACAGTGATCACCGAGAAGATCCTCGCAGCACTGACCGACGAGAACGTCCAGGACATCATCGACATCGGCGCCGAGGGAGGCATCACCTACTGGGCCACCGAGCCGAGCGACGAGGAGTTCGCCGGCCTGCCCAAGGGGAAGACGTACACCATCGTCGAGGGGCAGGGAGTGGACTTCTACCTCGGAGGCGAGCGCGAGGTCGAGGCGGTGCACTACCTGAGCAAGGACCAGGTGCGAGTGGCGTACGCCAGACTGCTGGACCTCGATCAGGAGTTCGTGAACCGGGAGTACCACGGCTACATCGTGCAGTCCTGGATCGACCGGACCGACAAGGACGGCATCGACGCCTCGCACATCGACGCGGGTACGGCGGACGTCATCATCCAGCTCGCAGCCCTGGGGGAGATTCGCTACGGGTGATGCTGTGCAACCTGCGCACTTGTGATACTGTCACTACATCAAGGCGAAACCACCCGGAGGGGTGGTCGGGGGGAGTGGATCTCCTCTCCTGATGAGCCAACCAACTGTGAAGGTGTGACCGATGGACATCATCGAGCAGATCAACCACTACGACCCGCCGACCCTGGCCCGCCTCGCCCAGTGCGCCGAGCCCGACTCGCGAGTGAGTGAGGGTGCCGACTTCCTCGCCCTCGTGCGGGACAAGGTGGTCGACCTGGTCCAGGAGTACGGAGAGGTCGCCCCCTACCGCGAGGCCATCCAGGACGCTGCCGCGGACATCGGCAACACCGCCGAACTCGGCGTGAAGTGGCGCCGGTTCGTGGACTTGAGTGCCTACAAGGAGAACCTCGCCGAGGCTGGTAAGCCCAGCCCGGACACCCCTGAAGGGCACGCCGACCTGGCCCTGTTCTTCATCGGCTTCCGACTCGCCGCCGCACTGCTGACCAAGATCGAGGAGGGTTCCAAGTGAGCCGCATGGGAGACCTGGTCATCGACCTGATGAGCTACGAGGCGGGGGAGCTGGACGACAGCGAGACGCTGGAGCTCTTCGCCCTGCTGATCAAGAGCGGGATGTGCTGGAAGCTCGGCCGCCACTACTGGGACACGGGCAGCAGGCTGATCGACGCCCGCTTGATCACCGAGGAGGGCGTCATTACACCGGAGGTGGTCCTGGCATGAGTGACATGCCCCGGCAGTTGAGTGCGCGGGTCGACAAGGAGCTGGCCCGCAACGTGCAAGACCTGGCCCCGACCGGCCTGAGCTACAGCGAGATCGTGAAGCAGTCGGTCGCACTGTTCGCCACCGTCTACCGAGTCGCCGTCGAGAACGGCGTAGCTGAACCGCATGAGATCCCCGAGCTGACCGCCTACCGGTACAAGCTCCCGCCCAAGCCGCAGCCTCCCCGCACTGGAGAGGTCACCATGAAGGAGACATCCCATGAAGATCGCAGCCCGATACGTCCTGACGTTCCTCGCCCTCGCCCTGCTGGGCTCGCTGACCTGGAACTCGCCGGCCTCCGCCTCGGACGCCAAGCCCGTGACCCTGCCCGCCAAGGTGAAGTACGTCCCCGTGTTCCATCTGCCGACGCGGCCCTGCTCGGAGGACAACAGCGTCATCCGTAACTGCTACTGGGATGCGGCCAAGCGCGGCAACGGCAAGGGGTACTCGTACTACATCGACCGCGCTGGCAACGTGACGTACCTGAACCCGAAGCTGAACGACCAGGCCGCCCGCCTGAAGTTCAACGCCGCGCAGAAGAAGGCAGGCAAGGAGCACTGGGGTACGTACGACGGGCACCAGTTCTGCTGGGCCAAGGTGGGCGACACCTCGTACGTGACGTGCTTCGACGGGTACAAGACGACGACCTGAGTGTGCATGTGTGACAAGCCGAAACCTCCGAGAGGAGGTCGGGGTGGGGTGGTGCCCACCTCCTGAAGATGGCAGCCACGGTGAGAGGAGCACGACAGTGCAGAAGCGCAGCCGCATCGGTAAGAACGAGGTCTCTGGTCTCGGCAAGCTGTACCTCCAGGGCGGCCAGGCCCTGAAGCGGGACGACCTCGAACTCACCAACGCTGAGTACGCGGTGTTCGCCAAGCTGGCCTGGTTCGGGCTGGCCAGGCGCGAGCAGGAGCAGAGGTGGTCGATCACTGACCTGGGCATCGCGTTCATCGAAGGCCGGGCCCGAGTCCACTCGGTCGCCATCACCGAGGACCGTGAGTTCCTGGGCCTGGAGGGCGAGCTCGTCAAGGCGGGCGACCTGAACGAGTCCTTCTACTTCGAGACCGTCTGAGTTGAGCAGGCAGAGCTCCGGCTGGGAGTACATCCGAGGCGTCCCGCGCTGGGCGCCGACAGTAGAGAGCGCCATCTCCGAGCTGACGTACGACAAGTACGGCCAGGAGTACGAGGAGGCGGTCGCCAAGCTGATGGACATCGCACGAGCAGCGCAGCGTGACTG